TTCCGCTTTCAGCTTCTCGGACTCCCAGCGGGCTTTTTCTACCATCAGATCTTCCAGGAACTTCTCAACGGCTGCCTTGCGCTCTGCAGCTTCTTGCTCTGCCTGCTGTTCTGCAATGACTTCTGGATCGTCCGGGTCGCGGAATGGATCTTTTTGGCCGTTGAAATTGCGGATACGTTCGACAAAGGCATCCTTGGAGGGGACGTCGGACAGCTCGACAATCAAGTCCAGAATCTGAATGGTGATCTCGGGCGGAATCTTGGTGGTCAGCTCCATCATGGCATCAAACATGGCTTGGCGGACCGTGGCACTATGGGCCTGTTCATCGACGGCAAAATCGCCCTGGGTTTGCGTGATATCGTTTAGCATTTCGCCCGTTTCCGGGTCCGGCGTATTGAGGGGGATAAACTCCGGCTGGCCTTTTTTGCCGGTTATCCTGATCTCTTTTTCCTCGGTCCAGAATTGCTCTATTAACGAAAGTTTTATCTCTCCGGACAGTTGAAATGCAAAACGGAGGTTGTCGAACATCGACGCGGTTATGACGGTTCCCATTTCATAACGCTGCGATATGGCCTTTCCAGATACGGCATTAGTTTGGCGCCCCATCATTTCGTCATTAACGCCGGCGGTCCGTTCGATGTATTCGGCATCTTGCCCCATGAGCATGACGTGTTCTTCGACCAGGCGCGTCTCCTTATTGACAATGACCTCAGATCCACGCTTTTTCCTAACGAGCCCATCCGGCCGGTCCAGCTCGCTTTTGAAATCGTCCCAGTCGTCGGTGGCATCGTCATCGGCAATGGTCTGATTGGTCTGCAGGATGAAAAGGGCCTTTGACCGTCTTTTGTTTAGATCCTCCTGGGGATCGCGTAACTGTCTGATTATTCCATAAGGCGTGTTGTCGGTCTTTTTGCGATAGGCAACAACGGGGATGAACGGAAATCGGTTGTGATTATATGGGCTCTCCTGGTTGGCCAGGGCGCCGGTGGAGCAAAACAGCATACAATAGACTTGCATGCGGATTGCATCATACAAACTTGCATATCCGCCATTGACTAAATAATTATGGTCCTCATCGGCTTTATCGAAGCGCACGCCGTTTAGCGAGCCCAACTCCGGGCCTTTCATTATTTTGGCTCGCATTGGGAGACGATACCAACCTTCGACCAGTCGCACGCGGGAACGGTAATACGGTGTGTCAATTCCATGCCATTGATCGAGGAGAAAACCCTGCTCGCCTTCGACCGGGGAAATATCCAGTCCGGTCATTTCCTCATCATGGTAACTATGGTCATTGATCGCCGCGGCCTTGACCAAATGGGCACGCTCGGGGAACATCGCGCAGCCGACGTCTAAATCGACGTATTTCGAGCGGAATAGATAGCGGGCGTCCGACATATCCAGCTCGATAGCCAGGCTGTCATACCAGATATGGCGCCAATCCTCGAAACGGCAAAATATCTTCTCATCACTCGCATCGTCTCTCACTCCATACTCGAGCCAGCCGATACCGCATTTGGTCGAATCGTCGAAAGCCCTGGATCGCTGAAACGTCTCTTTATTGACATCGCTGAGATATTTCATGCCCTTGGTTTTCGTCTCGGCGCTCGGTCCGTATTCCTTTTTTCTCGGTAGAATCTTGTAATCGATACGGGTCCGCTTTTCGGTACCGAGTACCCAGTCAACGGCGGGCTTGATCTGATTGAAAACGAGCGCTTTTTGTCCACGGTTTTTAAGCTCGGCTTCGTCGTCATCTTCCCACTGTTTACCGTCATAAAATTTGTGATCGGTCATCTGCTGGGTTCGAGCTGTGGCCTGCAGTTGGCGCTCTCGATACCACCAATTCGTAAGCCGTCGGAGGTTCTTCATAACCTCCGGACCGTCCAGGACCGGATCGCGCTTGGCGCCCTCGGGTAAATTCAGGTCTTCAAGTTCTTCCTCCTCGGTAATCCCCAAATGGACGCGCTCATCAAAACGATGGATTTCAACATTTTCAAAGGTCATATTTCTACCTCACAGGGCACACGCCCTCGTAAACGATTTCGATATCACGCCAATTATGGACCATATCGGCCAGTTGATCGGGGTAAACGCCTGCCCAAAAATCTATAAGCCCGGCTCGGTACCAATGTTTAGCGGTAAGCTCAGAGCACACGCCTATTCCCATCTTGAAATACTTGGCCAGCGGCGGACAAACCAAAAAGAATAACAATCGGTGGCCGGCATACCACTTGCCTTCATGATGCTGGATACGAAGCCAGCCTTCCGTAAACTTTTCGGCCGTCATGCCGAGGTGCCTGCCAACCAGGATATTTTTGCCCTGGTATGCCGTAAATAGGTCTTGACGCTTATTGGTCCACAAAGCCTCGAATGTGCCTCCGGTTACGTCCAGGATCAAACCGGAATGAGAATATTGGGCCTTGGAGTCCGGGCTGATAAAGCGCTGAACGACATTAATGGCCTTTCCCAATATCAAAGGGTTTTCGGTACAAAATATATCTCCTGGCTGCAGCTTCATTCTGATATTTCGGCCTCGACGCGGGTGCCATCGATCTCCATGGTCGCCTCGCCCACTACCTTTTTCTGCTTGTGGTATGGAGGCATATCCTTTAGCTGATCGATACTGTCTTGTATCAACCAGGCAACTTCGGCCAGTTGTCGAGAGTTCGGCGTGCCCAGGTCGAACAGCTCATAAAGATCCAGCGCCTTGGCCATCATAAAGCCCTCGAATGTTTTGGGCATAGTGGCGTCCAGGGGCTCGTAGAAATCCTCGGTGTATTGCCAAATATGGTCAAAAAGTATGACGTATCGCTTATCTTTATTCGCTGATCGTGGGACCGATGCTTTTAAGATAATGGCAGGCTTTTTCTCCCAATATCCCAACTCTCTTGCAATTTGCATCCTTTACCTCCTGGTAATCTACTAACTCGAATTCGCCGCCGGCCAGAAAAGCCTCTACTGGCCGGGTATTCTCCAGCCAATAGATATGGTTTTTGTTTTGTATCACTTAGGTTTAAATCCTCCGCCCATCGGGGGCGGTAAATAGTGTTGAACGCCAAAAGGCGTCGGGGATACGTTGGGATCATCAGACCAGCCGATGGCCGCATTAGATACGGGCGTCATAGTGCCTGCGATGTCCACCATCCGGAAAGTCTGCAGGCCAAATAAGAATTGCCCTTCGTTTGTCAGAGTTACGGTGTACTCCAGCTCCGGGCCTTGCCATAGCTTTGTCGGAGTGCCCTTATCGGTACTGGGCGCAATAAAGATGGCGTATTCCATGCCCTCGCCCGGATTAACCGGCGCCGTCGCGTCCCATGTGAGTGTGATCTGATTGGCAACCTGGTAATCAACAGCGCCCGCCGTATATGGCAAAATTACCAGTAGGGATAAAGCTACGATAATAAACAAGATATTTTTCTTAGAGTTAACTTTCATACTGCCATTGCTCCTCTATTTCGACGTTTCCAACCGCCGGATTTAGGTTTTTTCTTATTATTTGAAACGAGGCGCACCATGACATATTGCAGCGCATCGTGAATATGGGAGAATCGGTTTTTGTTGGGTTGGTCCATATAAATGCCGGTGTTGCTGCCGACCTCTTTGTAATGATAGCCGCCCATGAAACCGTTAATAAGGCGGATGCAACCCGGATCAATTAAAACTCCGTCGATGATAGCAAGCTGATCGTCGACGGAGTCATAACGAGCCGTTGGGTTTTGCTCGGATGAGCTAACCTCTACGCCTTCCTCGCGCATTAAGCGTGCATTGGATGTCCAACCGCCTTCCTTGGTGGAAAACTTCTGTTCTCCGGCCGGATCACCGTAATCTACCCATTCGGCGCCAGGAAAAGCCATGTTACATTTGTTGATCGCCCACTTGGTAAACTGGACGATATTCATTTTGTCATGGTTGAATTCCCGAAATATGTGAATCACGCGGGGCGATGGAACACCGACAACCACACAAGCGGGAATATTGCCGGAATTGTCCCAGCCGCGATACAGGGGGATACCGCCCCAAATAAGGGGCGCTTTGGCTACATGGATGTTTCGTCGGAAATTATTATAAACCAGCTTGCCAGTGACAATGATGCCAGGCTTGCCGTCGACGTACATTTCCAACCAATCCGGATGGTCCTTATAATCGGCCATCAGGTCGTCATAGTAGCCGGCTCTCAGGTTAGCCTCATTTTCCCGGGGAGGCTGCCAAAAGCCATAATGGTTTTTCAGGGGTTCTTTCTCGGATACGGGTCCAGGAACGTCGTTGGTCCAGTTGAATTCGTGATAGGTTTCGTGCTCTACGTCTGGAGGGTTGGTCGTTTCGATGCCAAAGCGGGGGGTCTTGAATACCTTTATTGTTTCGCCGGTTGGGAGCGTTTTTTCTTCGTATAGGTCTTCAGAGGGTGGGCCGAATTTAGCTTGATACCATTTTTCGGCTATCTTGGCCGCTGGGTATCGACCGATACGGGTCTTTAAAATTCGCTTGATATCGCCGGCCACCTCGATACTTTCATCAATCCAGTAGCCGGTCACTTCCAGGGATTTGAACTTTTTTAGATCCTGTATCCGATCGCAGGAACGAAAGAGAATCTCGACAAGGTAACGGCCAAGGACGGGATCGTCATGGATGAGGGTATAGATCTTGCGCTGCTTTTGATAATCTCCCCAGCCAAACCAATCGAATACGGTCGCCTGGGTTGTATCGATGAGCTCGTCATAGGTATTTCTGACAACCACCCATTTCGAGCGCTTATAACCCCAACATTCGGCCAAGTGCTGTGGAAGGTATCGACACACCTCCCAAGTGGCGCCCGTCGTTTTGCCACTACCGACCGGACCGACAATCCCGCGCACCTGACCAGGGTGAAGATGAAAAGCGTCAATGGTCGGTACCGGCCGGTAATCTATATTTTCGACATAATCTTCTTGCTCTGCAGCAAACGCCATGAGGTCGAATATTCCATTGTTTTACCCTTCCTTGGTATGGATTAGACGGCCTCCAGGCCTGTCAGTTGCGATTTAAGCGACGATCTCGAAATAATCTCCTGGCAGAATAGGGCTTTTCCCGCCTTTGATCGATGATAATGGTCGTTGGATAGAAGATTAACCGTTCTTCGGCCTCGTCAAATGCCGAATCTCCGCTTATCCCATGGGGACTAATAGGAGAGACTCTGCTAAAAGTGACTGTTTCCAGTTCGGGATCTCGTATCGCTCTATTTACCGATGAGAGCTCCGGGGCGATTTTCCACGCGCCCAATACTAAAGCCAAGTGTTTTATAAATTTACGTCGTGAAAAAAGCATCGGTCTTTTTAAAAAAGCATCGGTTTTTTTAAAAAAGCATCGCTGTTTATCGCGTGGGGCCCTGGGTTATTTATTTATGGCCGGTCCCAACCAGCTAAAGGCTCACTGCCCCCGCGCCTCCCTGAACCAAGGGCGCTAATGAGCTACCACCCCCGCTGGAACTCGATTAATCTCGTATCAGTTAAAGGTTATGTTTTTAGTTCAATTTAACGGGACCGACCATAAAAGTGTATATTCTTTTTGACATCTTAGCAAGTTACCGGGCCGGATCGGCGCCGGCGCCTGCCCAGGGTGTCTGTTTTCGGTTACGATTTTATCTCGATTACGCCATAGCGCTTGGCGTCGAATTTGACCTTCGGGCCAACCATACGGTTTAGGACTAAAGACCTACGGTGATTAAGTTCTCTCTGAGCCCTTTGGGCCTGACTCCATTGTGAACCTACCATATACTTGTAAGAGTCCAGCATGTGACAATAGCGCTCATGTCTCGGATCAATCCAGTATTGATCTAAGTCCCAGGGAGCGGAATCGCAATGTGATTTTGGCTGTGGAACGGCCGCCTTCGTCTCCATGGGGTCGATGCCCAACCAGGCTGCAGGCAAAATAGCCGCTAAAAGCCCTATAAACCTACGTCTTGTTATCATCCCAATCATCCTCCGATAGTCCGGTCCCTTTAGGCTTCTTATACTCCGGGGCCGTGTAACTGATAGCCTGGGCATTGCCCTTGTCGTCATCGAGTGAAAATGACTGTCTTTCCAGGGGTATAGCCTGGCTTAAAACAGCTGAAACCACCCTCATGCTGTCCAGCCTGGCCTTTGACAGGGCCGTAACAAGCGCCGCTTGGTGTTTGGTGCGCTTTTTTCTCAATGCTTCCAGGGATATAACTTGCATATCCTCGATCTCTCGAAGTGTTCCGCCCGCGATGTCTAAAAGTTGCGTTAATAATTCACGCTGACGCCTTACAACGACAACGCCCCGCTTGGCCGCGTTCTGTATAATTTCATCGGCCTCCAGGGGGGGAACACCAGCCGTAACACCCTCATCATCTAAAAGTTGGCTATCGATCTCTTTGCGGACCTCATCGACGAGGGTTCCCCGCTTACCCCATTTGAAGCGTTCGGCCTTGGCATTAATGGCCTGCCGGCTCGGACCGAATGTCCGGCTTATATCGGTCTTTGAGAGCTGGCCAGCAAGCCATTCATGCTTTATTTCCTTCCAAACGCTATCGTCATACGTGGGCATAATTACTGCTTTATCATAGCTTTAGGCACTTGGGAAGCGGGTTCGTAACTCGAATGTAACGCCGCAACCCTTTCATCCACTCGGGCCATGAGGACAGCCTGCGCATGTACGAGGTCGTACAGGGCTGCCAATTTGCCATCAATATCCGCTTTCACCTTGTCGATCTCGCAATGGATACCCTTCTGACACGTTACCTGGTTGAATTTACAAACAACCTGAAAATTCTCCAGAGCTTTTGATAAATCTAAGGTGCTGGGGTAATCCGCCTTTTCCATCTTATCGATCTTTTTTACCAGTTCGGGGATCTTGTATCGAACCACCGCGACCAGCAAACCAAAGCCGGAAACAGCTGCCACCACAATGGGCCAATTTCCCAGCACATGACTAACGGGAGTGCTCATAGATAAACCTCCTTTATCATGTGGAAAAAAATTGTGTTTGTGGGGTCGTCTTTTAGGAAGCGGGCAGTACCCTTTAAGGTCATCCTGCCCTGTTGGGGGGGAATTGGATTCTACGTGCCGCTTGATTATTTCCCAGAGACGTACCGCTATAATCATCATCGAATTTGATCCAATTCTTTATGAAGTATATTGCGAACGTCGGGGAATAACAAGGTTTAAGAAATTAATCTTAATTAGTGAATGAATTTATAACATCTGAGGCCGGTTTACTGTTTTACTGTTTTACTGTTTTTTCTTGTTTATCCGGACCACTTCGACTCGATCCATTTGAATAATCTTAGCATAGTTCTGCATGCCTTTAACAGCATTTAAAAAATGGGCTCTCCGGGTCATCAACTCGTCGTTACTGGCGATGGTCTTATCGTAATAGATGAGTGCCAGAATAAAACTCTCGATGGCTGCAATCAGCTCCTTGGGGTTCATGCCGGTCCGCTGGCTGGCTTCGGACATCTGCTCAGCCGTCATAAAGGCCAGATATGTTTTGAAATACCGTAACCACGTTTCACGGTCCCAGTGATCAGGGTCTTCAAATAGTGCGCTTAATCCTCTTAATCTACCACCTTCCATGATTCTCCTTAATTGGGTCCAACCAGCGGCGAACGTGTTATATGCCCTGGTGGGATCAGGCTTGTTTCGGCTAAATATTCTTTGAGTCCCAGGGCTGTCAATAATTCTCTGCGCCGTAACAGGTATTCCTTGACGTTGAAATTACCCAGGAGCATCGTCTTTGGATCGGCTATGTTGATCAGCAAAAACAGAAAGGACTCGATTATCTGTAGGAAATCACCGGCATCCATGACTGAGGCTTCGACCGAGTCCATAACGGTTCTATATTCGAGCAAGATAAGAAAACTGGGGAGCATGTCGCACGCGGTATCCTCGAATTTATTGGATGAGTATTTCATTTAAACCTCTTAAATTGTTTTATTTTGGGGCGAGGGACGGGACTCGAACCCGCGCATAAGGGGGCCACAACCCCTCGCGTTAACCTACTTCGCCACCCACGCCACAAACCCTACCCCAAAATAAACCACACCTCCGATTTATGGATGTATATCATGACGGCCATATTGCAGCCTTCGCTCTTTAATTCTCTTGAATTTTAAAATCAGCATTGTTGACTCGCGGTTCCTTAAAACCACGGTATTCCCAAACTCTTTTTCCTGATCCACAAAAAACGCCGCTGCGCTTCTGGAATATCCCAATTTCAAAAGATGGATGAAAAGAATCACCTGGTTTATATTTTTATCATCGAGCCTCTTTGCATCCCTTGGCTTGCTTGGGAGTTTCTTGGGAGATATCAGACCTAACTTAAACCACTCCCTCAGAGTATTAATGTTCATATCCAATATTTTGGAGACTTCGAGCATTGTGTATCTTTTCAACGAAAATTTCATTTAAACCTCTCAAATTGATCCATAAATGAATCGTCAAATTGATCGCTGTCCACAAAGGTGGCTTGTGTGGGCAGGCGGGCCACTCCGGTACCGCGCACAATACGCCCCTGGGGATACTCTTTCCGGATATGTACGAACAGCTTTTCAAGCTCGGGATAGCGCATCGATCTCCGGGGTTTTCCAAAGGTGCGAAAAAGCTCGGTATTTATGTCCCTTGGCTGCAGCCGATTGTCAAACGCAAACCGCCGAATGTGTCCCTCGATATCGCGAAGCAAGGCCTCCTCTTTCTGTTTTGGGGTAGCCGGTTGACTGTTGAGCTTGGCCTCGCGCTGCCTGGTGGCCGCTGATCCTATGGGGATGATCGACGGCTTTTTCTTGCCGTGCCCCTTGGTTAGAATCGGCTTTCTGTAATCGCTGTCACTCGCGCTTTTGACCTGTTCACGCTCGATATCGTCGACGATCTCCCGCATCAGGATATCATCCGGGGCGAAAACATAGGCCACTTGGTTTTCCCAGGCGCCGGCATCGCGGTTGATTCGGACCGCCCGCGCAAACATCTGTTCTATCCAGGGCTTTGAACGGATATGGGTTAAGCACGCTATATGGGAAATTTCCGGAACGTCTAAACCCTCGTAAGCCATGGCAATAGTTACGAGCAAGTTTACATTTCCGGTCTTGAAATCCTCGATCATTTCGACGGCGTTATCGGTATCATGCGAGGTGGCCAGGCCTACCCGGTACCCGTTATCGAAAAGGGTCTTGAAATGCCGCTGGGCCTCTCCAATATTGGCGGTTACGATCAACAGCTTGGCGCTCGGGACCGCCCGTTGATATTTGAGATAATGCTCCAGGGTTAAGGCAAGCAAATCCTCTGCAAATTCGGTGCTTAATGCCGCATACAGGGCCGCGCCTTTTTCCTTGGGCAACACGTTATAAAAGGAATCCGCGTTGATCGTGTCTCCGGCTGCCGTCTCCCAGGAGCTCCGGCCATCAGAAAATACAAAATGAATGGGCAGGATAGCGCGATCCTCCAGGGCCTCGCCGCGCTCATAGGTGATAATTGCCGTTTCGCCATCGCCTACCATAACCGGCCGCTGCCCGTATCGATATTCTGATTCACTGTATTCAATGAAGGCGATCTTATTCATATCCCCACGCTCCAGAGTCCCAGTCATCAGAACGGAGAAACTGGCCGCTTCCATGATCGTTGCTAAAGCCCGGTGCCATTCCCCGTTTAGATCAAGATGATGGAATTCATCCAGGATAACAGCGTAGCGGTGTTTTTGAACAGCTGCCAGGGCCGTTTCGTGTGTGTCGACCGCAAGGGCCTGGTAGGTTGTAATGAATCCAGCCAGGCCTCTACTCGGATCATGCTCATTTGTTGAGGCTCGAATGGTGAGATTATGCACAAACATCGCACGAAAAAAGGGATCGATGAAATTTCTTTCGCCCTGCACCTGGAGGGCCATCCGCGGACACACCCATAAAATCTTGTCGACGATGCCGGCGCCGATCAGCTTGCCGGCAATGATCGGAAGGGCGCTTTTACCTCCGCCGGGTGTCACCTTGCAAACTATCCTCGATACCGAGCAGCTCTCATCGACGATAGCGTCGATGGTTTTTTCGAATTCTATTTGGTGTTGACGCTTCATTTAGGAATTTCCACTTTAATTTAACAAATTTTCCCCACTGTAAAGCCTTGTAAACACTTCATAAATATTTTGACAGGGCTGGTTATTTAGTAATTCCCTGTCAGAATTTAACAAAACTTTCCCCACCAAATTAAGCCTAATCTTACCATACTTTTTTATTGAGTGTTTTAAGAGCTTTAAAGCCGAAAATAGCCGTTTTAAGCCTCTGAAATTTGCAGATTTAGTGCAAATCTTACCCTACAAATTTTATCCAGATATAAAATTATTTTTCTGTCTGACTTGACAGGTCTTTATTTTTCTGTCTTGCTTTGCGGTTTGCATACCAAAATTTATGGGCCTTGCCATAGCAGGATCGACACAGGCCTTTGCAAAGTACCCAGCCTCGACACTGTTCATAATTAGGGCAACGCTTCCGCTTCATACGCTCGATGGTGTAGGTTTTCTTTTTTTGCTTGGCTCGCTATCGCGGCTTGGTTTCCTATCGACATAGGGCTCGCTTACTTGATACGGGTTTCTATGTGGCACTGGCTCGCTGTAAAACTTTGGTTTTCTCCGAGTTATCGGCACGCTAAAGACACATGGTTTTCTCTACCTATTCGGCTCGCTGTCTATGTCTGGTTTCCTTCGATTGTCTGGCTCGCTTCTAAATCGCGGGTTTCTATGCACCGAAGGCTCGCTTTTCGATCTGGGTTTTCTTACCCCGGCAGGCTCGCTTCTTGTATATGGGTTTCTCGGGGCTTGTGGCTCGCTTACCGATGTAGGTTTCCTTTCATTCAAAGGCTCGCTTAATCATTCAGGGTTTCTACCGGACATTGGCTCGCTTCCTCTTCATGGGTTTCTAAGAACGGCTGGCTCGCTCAAATGTGTAGGGTTTCTTTGAACCTCTGGCTCGCTATACTTCAATGGGTTTCTTTATACTTCTGGCTCGCTCCTTTTTGGTGGATTTCTACCGGTTTATGGCCCGCTTCAGATTTCTGTTTTTATCTGTGTTATTTGGCACGCTAAGGTCTCATGGGTTTCTTACATTTCATAGCTCGCTCTCCGGGCTTGGTTTTCTCTGATTGAACGGCTCGCTCTGGTGGTAAGGGTTTCTCTTGCGTGGTGGCTCGCTTTTGGAAATATGGGTTTCTCCCTATTTCTGGCACGCTCTTTTATAATGGTTTTCTGCTGTAACATGACACGCTGAAGATCGCTGGGTTTCTCCATTTACAAGGCTCGCTCAAATTTTTGGGGTTTCTGAAAGTTCTCGGCTCGCTCCGGGACATAGGGTTTCTGTGAGTCCCAGGCTCGCTGTGCTTTTTCGGTTTTCTCGAAGTTCCTGACTCGCTCAATCACGAGGGGTTACTGTCACCTTCAGGCTCGCTACGGATTCATGGGTTTCTGGCTTTCCCTGGCTCGCTTTTCACAGTTGTGTTTCTTTGTGATCATGGCACGCTTGTGGAGTATGGGTTTCTATGGGAGTATGGCACGCTACGCGATGGTGGTTTTCTAAATCCTCTTGGCTGGATCGTCTGTTATTGTCGCGTGATCGCCGTGTTTAATCCCCAACTTGGCTTTGGCATAAGGATCGGTTATTGACAGGCCTTCTAATTCACGCCAAACCGGCCAAAGATCTTGTAAAAACGCTTTGATCATTTTTCGCTTGGCCATTTTGTCAATATGTGAGGGTGTCTTTTTCGCGTGCTTAGGCATAGATTTAATTCGATGCTTATAGGGATCATAAACATCGGTTTTATAATAATCATTGGCCGTCATGAGTCCGCGGACGCCGACAAATGCCAATTTAGATCTAACCCTTGGGTTATGGTGAATTACCCATTTAGTTTGGGTCTTTCCATCCTTGTCGAGATATTCGACCTCGATCAAGTGTTCTTTTCGCCGCGACGTTGCCAGCCCGTCTTTTTCGACGCCATATCCGCAATAATACCAAAGCGCCGAAACGGTTACGGATTTCACTATATCGACATAGGCCAGAAGGAAGCCAGCGACTACCGGACCGCATCCCTTTACATGCTGAAAAAAAGCGCTCCATAAAGGCCTGGTTTTGACGATTGCGCCCATATCTTCAAAGACGATTTCCTCACAGCTTAAAACATCCTCATATTGCTTTATTAGCATGACCTCAGCCACCGAGGCGATAAGCGAGGTATCTTTAGGAATTTTAAATTTTACCGTGATTTTGACAATCCCATCGGTAATTCTTTTATATTCCTTCCGAATTGCTCTTAGCAGTTTCTCGGCCTCTTTGTTGCGTTTTTTCTTGTCTTCACTGGGTTTAATCCCTAATTTTATGCGGAAGCTGGAAACAATCCGGTTACCTATGCTGACTCTTAACTGTTGTAAATCGTAGATGCCATTAACAATACTTCTTAATTCGTGATCGACTGACATATTAGCCCTCCTATTCTCTTTTCACTCCTGTGATAACGAGGTCCGTCGGTGGTGGTGGCTTGGCGCCTCGTAAGTTTATTGGGGCTTTGGGATCGCCCAGGGGCTTGGTGCCAGGCGCCACGGCAAACGGGACTCCCTCCCAAATACCCCAGGGCTTTTGTGAGGTGATGCCCGGGACATACTCATAGGCGCCAATATCGGTTTTATCCCCTGGCCACTTGCCACAAGTCGGCACGCAGTTGAAAGCGGGCCTGCGACATTCGGGCGGGACTAAGCTCCAGTCCCACTCAGGACATTCAACCCATACGTTTTCATCGCCCTGGCGGATTAAGGTCGACGGCTTCGAATCTGCGCACGCGCACGTACATACTGTTAAAATAAGCAGTATCGAAACGATTGGTTTCATTCTTGGATCGCATCGACACAGGAGGCCTGCAGCCGGGCGGCCAGATTGATTAGTTCTCTGATGATCTCATTAACCTCTTGATGCCGGTAAAACGATATATAATCCCGGATAGGGTCGAATACTGCTTTAGAATTATGGCGCTCGAATTCCAGGGTAAATCGCTTTTCATTGCCAAAATCCTGGCTTTCCAAGATACAGCCGGTCATACGCGACTCGGCCGGGAACCCGAAAAATGGCTCCTCGACTGTTTTGACTCCGGTTTCCCCGGTAATCTTAAAATCCTCTGGTTTTTTACCCATCAAATAACCTCCGTTGCTCTGTTCTGCCAGGCCTCAGTAACAAGTACGATTCTTTCTTCCATCCCTCTGATTCTGCTATGAAGGTTTTCGGCATATCGTTCGACTTCATCGGCGTCCACAATTAGAAAATAGCCTTTGTTGCCAGCTCCGATCGGTATGCCGGCTATTGCAGCATAATGACGCATGCCGTCTTTAATAGTTGCCCTGGTATTCATCCAGCCGGTTGTTTGTTCTTGGATGCCAAATACTTCGCTAACCTCTTTGGAGGTAACCAGCCGACCTTGATGGGCAATGTAATCAATGATTTTTCTTAATTCGTCAAATTCTTTCCTGGTGATTGCACAATAAGGATTATGTTTAATCCAATCTTCCCGCTGTTCATCCGTATAATAAATGCTTGGAAATTTGTTGTAATCGAAAAAGTCTTCAGGCATTAGACAACCTCCTTTTAAAATAATTTATCTTGCTGGGGTCCGAATTTTCTCCACAGACCTCTAAGCCCTTTGGGTGTTACAAAAGTCTGAAAATAGGTTTTTGTATCGCGATCACTTCTCCCTTGAACCTCTTTGACAACAAACCAGCCACGCTCTACGTACTGTTGGTAGGGAATGTTTTTGCCATGCATTAGATATAAAATATGGTGCTCTCTTAGCTTGGCGGTGAAAGTGTGAGGTTTCATACCAAAAATTTTTGCAGCGGCATTAAGTGTGTATTCCCCGGTATAATTTTGGAACTTGTCATAACCCTCGGCCTTCCATGAGATTCGCTTAACCGTCTTAGTTGCCTGTTCGACGGTTTTCGCGGCCACCCGGAGACCATGGGTTTTCTCGGACACTTCCTTTTTAAGCTCAATATTTTCGTGTGCAAGCTCCATCCGCGCACCTTCGATTGACGCGGCTAATAATAGGGCCTCTTGGAAATTTTCCGGGACGCTCTCGATATAACGAGCGGAGGGCGGCGCCTGGGTGATCTTTTCCTGCATCTTATACTCGCCGTGCTTGCGTAGGGCTGGCATAACATCACTGTAAAGCCATTGTTGAAGTTTGGTGGCTTCCGGCCTTTTGGATTGAAAAATCAATTGATAGGCGCCTGGCTCATTGACAATAAGACGCCTGCCATTGTCGCCACCTCGGCCGCTTCCTTTGCCGGTGGTTTTTAGGTGTTCAAAAATCATATATTGCTTATTACAATCGGGGATATGCTTACATGCCCTGCCAGTGTGTTTGATATCTAAATAATTACAAAGCTCTTTTGCGATAAACCAGGGATCTCCATTCTCATCACAGATGTAAGTGAAATCTATTCCTTCGAAATTAACAAATGACATCGGCTACCTCCTTTCGTTTTTTGAACCTGAATAACAATCAGGTTCTAAGGTTTGAATATCGGCTTCTTATTCGCCGATTCGCCATAGTCAACGTGCCATTGCTTATGGAAATATTCTATACATTCAAGGCAATGACCGTCTTCAAACTTCTCGGCCTCTTTGCCACACGATACACAGTGTCTTTTAAATGGAATTATTTTAATGTAGCTCCTATCCGCCGTTGGCGATTTTGTTCATGTTATCCAACAGGTCCGCGATCCGGTCTTTCTGCCTGCGGTATGAGTTTAGGGCTATGGAGATCCGGGCCACCAGGTTACCCTCATCGATGGTCACCGTATAATCGGCAACGGGGTGGCCTACCTTGGCGCCGGTAGGGTTATGCTCAAAAAAATCCTGCACTAAGACGATCAGCGCCTTTACAATTTCGTTGTTTGTGGCTTTGGTCGATTTGTCTGTCATATTGTCTCCTTGTGTTATGATTAATGGTTCCCCAGGGCCTTCAAGGTATTCGCCGATGGGGGCGGGCTTATAGACGTCAGGCTTTTTATTCATTTTCGAGTTTATCCGCCCTAAGCCGCGCATTGGTTTTATCCAGAGCCTTATCATCTTTTAAGGCCTGGGACTCTAACATCTTTCTAAACGCTGTGATCTTATCGAGTGGGACCGGCTCGCCCTTTTCAGCGATAGGTTTTGTGGTATCCGCCAAAAGGTTCTTTAGGCTCTCGGGAACGTCCAGGAGCTCCACGTCTTTATAGAGATCGGCTGCCAGCTCAAAAGCCTCGCACCATCGTTTTTGCTCCCAGTTCTCCTCCGACTCTTTCATGTTGGCCAGGTAGGACCATGAAAATTGATTTTTGACCAGTTCGGCCGTGATGGGGTCCGAGAATTTCGGTGGGTGATATGGTCCATGGCGTTTTAACTGCTGGAGAATAACGCGCCATTGCTGTTGGGCTCGGGTCTGGAGGCTTATCTGTGGGCCTTTTTGTTTTTCAATCAGCTCGATAATCTCATTACCTTTGGGAAACCATCGGCTTTTTTCCATCCAAATATAGCAGGCTGATGTTATATCCTCTGTTTCGTATTTCGCCCAAAGTAGATGATAAATCTCAATAACATCATCGGTTAATTGCTGTTCATAATACCGGCACATAATCAGCAACGTCTTGTCAATCGCTTCCTGGCGCTTCCTGCTGTCGGTCATGGTACCTCCTGGCAAAAGCCTCCATGGTGCTAAACATTTTGGCTTTCTTTTTTGACATTTTCGGGTTTGCGCCCTTTTCGTTCACATACGACTCGAACAGACTGGGACGAAAGAGCGTTATCGGTCGATAGTATTTCTCTTTATGATCCGGGTCCAGCCATTTATTCAGGCATACGGTTAGGCATTGTTCCAGGGTGTACCCTTCCCGGAGGCGTCCCCGGATTTTTGATAGACTGGTATCGGAGTGCTTGAAAGTTTTTCCGGAGAGCTCATTCATATAATCGACGACGGCTTTAGCATCTTGCTCGACGATCTGTTTTTTCGTCAAAACGGTAGATCCGCCCTCGCCATTTCCGTTGGGGATTATAGGGGTTTCTTTAACAGTTTTCTTTATTCTTTCTTTATAAGGTACAACTCCACTGGAGTGGAGTTCAAACTCCACTGGAGTGGAGTTTGAAACTTCACTGGAGTGGAGTTTGGTTTTAACTTCACTGGAGTGGAGTTTGGGCGCCTTGCGGTAGGTTGGTAATTGGTCCTCGGGTATCCAGGTTTCATACTTCGAGTTGATTTTATAGTGGGTGCGACGGCCGTTTTTCCGGGTATGAACGAAATTACGGGCAATCAGCTTAGCGCGGGCATATCCAAGTGGTCCGTTGCCTAAGCCTGTCTTTTCTTTCATCTTATCCCATGTCAGTTTTTGAGCCCAGGCCTGCCCTTTGATTCCCCAGCTATTACGTATGATCAGCATTACCAGGGACCATTCGTTTGAATCTAAGCGATAGTTGGTCAGGTTATCGATAAACTCGTTCATGATTTGAGTGTAACCCCCTTCCTTGGGGTCAAAATCGCGTGACGGCATTTTCACATATCTGTGAAGCTCGCTTTAAACTTATATTTACAATGACGGAATTCCAGAGCCTTCATGATATCGCGGTGGGCTTCGGGTAGATTTATAGGCTCCGGTGGGCTCATGTGATTTAATGCGCCGATCCAAAAATGATCGGTATGGTAATGAACTTTTTTTATCACGTTGATAGTTGATTCGACGCGCATAACAGGCTCTAATGAAACCCAGGTTTTTACTCCCAGGTCTTTGAATTTTCGCATAACGCTAATGCGGTCCTCAACGTATCCGGTCCCAGGTTCCCATTCGGCCGCCTCTCTTTGGTCAACCGTGGTAAAGGAAATCCCCAGGCGAAATTTTCGATATGGTGCCAGGATATCAAGATCCCGAAGAATAAGACTTGATTTTGTCAGAATTGTAAAGGGCAGATTGCTGTGAATGATTTGTTGGATAATCAGGCGGGTTAAACCGATGGTCGATTCTGCAGGCTGGTAAGCATCGCCAAGAAAGGATATTTGAATCTCCGGGCAATCATTACCGTATTTGTCTTTGAGTGTTTTTAGGTCTTTGATGATATCCAGTATGATCCCCATGCGAGGCTTGGCGCTTTTGAAAAATTCCCCTTTTTTGGAATGGCGTCCATTGTTGTAACAATAAACACAGGCATGCGTGCAGCCCAAGTATGGGTTTAGCGCGAGTTTTGAGTATTCGAGCGCCGCCCCTTTGGGCTCGTAGATGATCTTCACAGGCTATCTCCGGATACATTATGCCGAGAGCTGGTATTTGTACCGTTCCAATAATTCCTTAACGGTCACTTGCTCATCGGTTGCCGCCTCGATCCTCAAAGCGTTACGGGCGTCGATCGTCCCAATTCCTTTGAGATATCGGTGCAAGGATGCAGCCGAAATGCCATGTTTTTCCGCCCAAGGAGTCGGCTTTAGTTTATTGCGCTTCAAATATGATTCAAGTTGCATATATCAGAATTAGCATGCTGAAATTCAAAAGGCAAGAATAAAAATCATATTTAAAATATTCGTTGACCTGATCTCTCAAATATGAAATTATATATTGTTCGATTTATTAACCCAAACCACAGGAGGCGAAAACATGGCAACTGACCCGGCCAAACTTTTGAAAAAATACCAGGATGAGGGCTACAATATTTTAACCCCTGCCATTACCCTGGAGGGACTGTCAAAGTATCATAAAGCGACCGTAGAGACGGTTTCTTTGTCACCAGATCCCGATTATGGAGACGTTTACAAGGACCGAAATTCAAAGAACGCATTTATCGTTAAAAAGCAGGGCCTCGACAAGCTGGCTGTCCTGGCTGGAATATTATGGCCGGACCAAACGGGATCGCGCCGCGTCGACGATAAGAAAGATCCGAATTACATCGCCTTCGAGGCCTTTGGGGCGATCCGCAAAAGCGACGGGCAACTCGTACCCGTCAAAGCATATTACGACATGGATCTTATCGCCCATGAGGATGATCTCGTACACTCATACCGAGAAAAGGGCCAAAAGGGCGATTACGCCAAGCATGGCAAGGAGCTGGAGGAATATGTCGCTTATTGCGTCGGTCGTGATATGAGACAGATTCGAAAACACCGAGCTGCCCGCTGTGAGTCCGGGGCTCGTAACCGTGTTATCCGGGCGCTGTTGGGCCTCAAAAACAAATACACGAAAGTCGAGCTGCAAAAACCCTTTGTCGCGGTGCGCATCACTTATCAGCCGGATTACGATGATCCGGAGGTTAAGCGCATTGTGACAATGATGTCCTTGGGAGCTCAGAGCACCATATTTGGCATGAACACACCTCCACTGCAACTCCCAGGGACACCCCCCAAAGACACCTATAATGGCGATGCCGAAGTCGTAGAAGCCAACGGAGTTGAAACCGAGGTTGAAACCGAGGATGATGATACCTCCGAGGAGGGCAACGATTCGCCCGCCGATGATGCCGAATTCGGCCTATGGGACACCAAAAGCCAGATCACCCATATCGGAACATTGGCCAAAAGTAAGGGTTATGATCTGGAAAGTTTGGTCAAAAGGATGGGCAAAAATAATCTGTCAGATATGACGGATATAGAGCTGCTGAAAATCAAGGACCACCTGGACCTACTGAAAGACAAACCGGAGGATGATGATATCCCATTTTGAAAGGAGCGCTTATGAACAGTGAATTAGCAATAGTGCATACAGCCGATTGGCATGTATGCGATGAGTTTTTAGAGGACGCGACGGCCTGCCTGGATTTTTTGGTTGCTAAAACCGAGAAGATTATCCCCGAGCTGGTTGTCATTGCAGGCGACATCTATAATCATAGACAGGTCCGCCAAGAATCGGAGGCCGCCCGGTTGGCGATCGGCACAATCCGCCGGCTTGCCCGGGTCGCTCCGGTAATCATTTTATCAGGTACACCCAGCCATGACGGCAAAGCGCCGCTGTTAATCCGCAATGTCAATGAGGGCTTTCCGGTCTATGTAATGGATCAGCCGGAAACAATTTGCCTGTATGCTGAAAAGTTTGGCGCCGATCATGAGTTTATGGCTTGGCAAAGTCCGCCGCTGCGAGACGATCTCGAACCCGTCGCTTTAATATCTGGAGTGCCTGCGTTCACAAAACAGTATTTTCAATCCGGCTCTGACATTCAAACATCCGATCAAGAGATAGCAACCGCGTTGGGCTCCATCTTCGCATCGATGGGAGCAAATCGAAATCAATTCAATATCAATCTTCGGCAACAAGGCCATTCGCCCATTGTACCCCATATTCTAATGGGTCATTGGTCGATAGGCGGTGCGTTTATCCATCCTTCCCAGGCGCTAACCGGGCTGGATATCGAGGTTGCCCGCGAGCATATCGCTCTGGCCAAGCCCGATATTGTTTGCATGGGTCATATCCACGCCCAACAGAAGATAGGCGACAACATCTTTTATCCGGGCTCGCTGTTTGCCACCGACTTTGGCGAAATGGAGGCCAAAGGCTTTTATGTCCATGGGCTCGAACTGGTCGACATGGGCGGTCATTGGGAGCTCAAAGTAGAGGATTTCATTCATACCCCGTCGCCATTGCTTATCAGGCTAAAAGACGATCTGTTAAATACTGGGACTAAAGAGGCCGTCAAAATCGCAATTATCAGCACGATCCAAACGCTTACCAGCAATCCCCACGCGATTATTAGACATGATATCAAAATCTATCAGGACATGGCTCACGCCATCAACGAACAGGGGATCAAAGACCTGGTCGCCGACAAGGTCGGTCCTCGCGATTATCAAATGAATATTGCCAGATTGCCCAGGCCGAATGTCCGGTCCGCCCTCGTGCTGGAAGTTGAGACACTGAGGGATAAGCTGACAACCAGGGCCAAGATCATCAATGAGGACATTACAGAGGCGGTATTGCTAAAGGCGGACATGCTCGAAGAACTGGAACCCGAGGAGTTGTACGAAAGCATCAAAAGGGAGGTGGTTATATGAGGTTGATAAAAGTCAAACTGAGGGGCTTTATTGGGATTAAAAAAGGCCTGGAAACTGATGAAATAACGGTTGATTTTAGCCAGCTCGCCGGACTGGTTGCCCTGGAGGGCGCCAACGGCATTGGGAAAACTACCTTCCTGGAGAATCTGCAGCCTTACAGGATGCTGCCATCCCGGACAGGTACCCTGAAATCTCACTGTTTTTTAAAAGACAGCATGAAAGAGCTGACCTTTGAATTTCATGGGGACATCTATCGGACCGTAATCAAGATCGATGCCACCACAACCCGAAGCGATGAGGGCTATATCTACAAAAACGGCAACTCAGCAAGCGAGGTTGATAGCAAAGTATCAAACTATGATGCTTACATCGAGGATCTTCTCGGCACGCCGGCGCTATATTTCTCCTCGATCTTCTGTGCCCAAAACTCCAAGAAGCTATCAGATATGCGCCCAGCCGAGCTTAAAAACCTGTTTGCCGAATTTTTACGCCTTGATCGTTACGTCAAATGGGAAGATACCGCCAAGGGCGCCTTTAAGGCGTGCGACTTTGCCGCCTCTGCCCTGGAGGCCCAGGGCGAACAGCTCAATGAGCGCATTAAGTTGATGGGCGATCCGGCCAACGATCTGAAAGGTGCCCGTAAGATGCTGGCCGATTGTGAGGAGAATCTCAAAGAGTATGACAGTAAAACGGTCGCGGTTACCAAGGCCACCGAGTTGCTAAAAAAGCAATCCGTTGAAAATGCCTTAAATCGGCAAAGGCTCGACGACCTCAACAAAATAAAGGCTAAACTCGTTATAAGACAGAAAGCGAATGATGACACTTTCCAGTCTGACAACGTCGAAAGAATGATGCAACTGGAGACATTAGACCGTGATTTAAAAAAATCCAAGGCCATCTTAGATATTCGTGATTCGATCGAGAATGCCGTTAAGGTCAAGGCGGATGGCGAAAAGGAAAACAAGGCTCTACATGAAAAACAGAATAGCTTTTTCAGTGTCAAGCAACAATTATCAGTCAAAATCCAAGAGCATAACCTGGAAATACATGACTCGAACAATCGGCTGCAAGAGCTCGCTTCTGATGAGACTATCGCCCATGTTCGGAGGGTGAAGGTCGAACAGGATGCCAGCTGCGAGAAACTGAATACCCTGATTTTTGAGATAGAAAAAAATCCGGTATTAGTTCAGGCCCAAGCACACATAGAGGCCATGGAGAAAAGCGCTGGCGTCCTCGATACCATCGATCCCGCGTGTACGAGTGAGGTTTGCGGGCTGATCACGGTTTCCCTGGACAATCGCGACGCGCTGCCCGATGCAAGAGAGGCAATGGCCACGCTCAAAGCGCAAATGCTTAAAGATCTGAAGGTTAAACATGATAGCGAGATTGATAAGCTGCTCATCACAGAAACCGAGCTAAAAAGGCTCGAAGATAAGGCCGCTGTTACCCGCAAGTTGGAGGAAGATAAACAGACAGCCAGTCGGGCAATAATCGAGGAGCTGGAGGCCAAGAGCGACAAGGTATCAGATAGCGCAGATAAAATCTCAGCTCAAATAAACATCATCAATAATGTTATCGAAAAATCTCTGCCTGCAGCCGCAAGACATACAGATCTATTAGCTGCAGAAAGCGCGAGCGCTGCTTTAAAATCTCAAATGGAGCAGATTGTCTCTTTGTCAGAAAAAGCGAAAACGAGTCATGAAGCTGATAAGAATTTAATCCGAGGTGAGCTTGATGAGATCCAGGAGGGAATCAACGCGATTAATATTATCCCGGAGGCTGAAAAGCAGTTAGATGAGACGCACGAAGAACTCAGAGAGTTACGGAGGCTCCAGGATCAAGAGGAAAAAAACGAAGTCCGTTGGAATATCGAAATCCCCAAGTATTTTGCCGAAGTTAAGCAGAAAGAGGATCTGGAAACCGAGGTCGACAAGCTCCGGAATAAATATTCCTGGGTACAGGGTCAAAAGCAAGAATGGGACTATTTGCGGATTGCCTGCAGCAAGGACGGCATGCGTGCATTGGAGATCGAGGCCGTCGCTCCCATGATCACAAAGAACAGCAACGATCTATTAACCATGACATTCGGACCGAATTACAGTGTTAGATTCGAGACGCAGGATGAAGAAGGCAAAGAGATCCTTTCAATTATCGTTATTGCCAGTGATGGATCGGAAACCCATCTGCAGTATTTGAGCGGAGGTGAAAAGGTCTGGATATTAAAATCGCTTAGACTGGCACAAACACTGATCAGTCAGGAGAAATCCGGTCGCCATTTTCAAACCGCGCTCATGGATGAAGAAGACGGGGCCCTATCGGCGGATAACGCGATGCACTTCATTGAATTATATCGATCGTTTTCAACTATGGCGAATATGGATCTTTGTCTTTACATTACGCATCGTCCGGAGGCCGTCGCTCTGGCCGATAATATATTGAGGTTCACCCCTGGGAGGATAGCTATCGTTTAAAGGAGGTTTATCATGCCCGAGAACCTGGAGGGAGTGTTTGTCGAGGGCAAGCCGCTGGAGCAATTCTTAGAGGATCAAGAGCGCGACGATAAATCGAGGCAAATCGAGGACGTTCGAAAGCAAAGCGAGAAGCGCCAAAAGTTTACCGTCGTGTATGGCGATGAGAAAACGCCTGCAGAGGATACGCGCAAAGTGGCTAAACGGGTTAAATATTACAGTGATCGAGAAATAAGAAAGGAGTTCGGAGTTATGAAAAAACCATTCGAGAGCAATGCTGAAAACGCACTTTGGTCAATATGGCAGAAAGGGCCACTCAGTCCCAAAGAGGTTGGCAAAGAAATCCAATTTGTAGGCAATACCAGCTCACTGTCGGCAATGGTTTCAACAATCTGGCATCGGTTAGGAAACATGCATGAGGGCGCCCTGGACATTATTTCTCGGACGTCTGAGCATGGGACTTTCCGCTATCAAAAGAAACGCGGTATCGATATCTCAGTCGAACAGGCCATCGAAAAGTATAAGCTGGCTGGAGCTGCTCAACATCGCCAAAAGAAGCTCGATAAACTCAATGTTAAAATCGGTGTTAAGACGCCCAGGGAGGGAGAATCAGAGGCCGGCCGATTAACTACCAGCTCGTTAAAGGCAATCGAGGACATTGCTAAAACCATAAATAGTGCCCTTGGCGTAGAGGTTAAAGTTAGTGGGCGCGTCGATATCGTGTTTAGGTGGGAGCGATGATTAAAGACACGCAGGAAATAGCCAGGTACGAGCGGGAGGCGCTTGGGGTTATTATTCGCCGCTTTCCGCTTTCATCATTTCAATGCTTAAACAAAGAGCTGAATAAGCAGGGCCTTTGCATCTCAATAATAACCTTGGAGGAAGCGGGGTTCGAGAGTGACCGGCCAGGGGAGGAAGACGGTGGCTAATTTTCAAAAAACCTTAAAAGAGCTGGAGGAATGTTGCGAGGCACTTTTTGACAAGTTGGGCGATCCCAAAGAGCGCATTGCCAGGCGCCTTGTGATTCGACGCTGCGATGATATTTGGCGGGAAATCAACGAACGCAGGCATCCCAAAAATGAAGATACTTGAACGATCAGAGTATGAAGATCAATGCGCCGTCTTTGAGTGGGCCGCAAGCATGGAATACAAATGGCCGTGCTTGAAACTGCTGTTCGGCTCACTCAT